TATTCAATCCAGCAGAACTGCGAGCACTACAAATCACTGACTTGCCCAAGCTGTGTATTGATTATATCAACAGTAGGGTAGGCGCTGACTTCGACAACTTGATTGCCGGCTTTGGACCCTGGCTAGAAAGCACACAAAGTCCAAGAAAGTTTGCCAACATAGTAGAATACTTGCAAAGTCCACGTAGCAATCTAGAAGGCATGGCCGCGGCATTTGAAGCCTGGGGCCTGCTACACGACATCAAGATGGATATATTACGTCAGCTGGATCTACAACATCCTGGACAAGAAGGCTGGGTAATGGCAACTCCGGCTGGTATCTCCAAGGCTGTGAATCGCCTGGCAGGTGGATTTACCAGTGCCAACCGTGCCATAAACAATCCAGATCAACTACCCAAAACTTGATTTTTTACTCCAGATCATAAATAATAGTAGGACCTCAGAGTCCATACATAAAGGAGATTCAAAATGGCATTCATAACCGTAGTTTCCGGTGGCGCACAACCGGTATTCGCAACAGACGTACTCAATGGTAATCCTGCACAATCTGGTAACTTAGCCAACGCCGCAGTTACTAACTTCCAAGGTCCTAAATTAGACTTTTTCACTGTAGTAGCTAACACAGCCTTAACTGGCTCAGTTGGTAACGCAGGTGGTTACGTTTCAAACGTTCTACAAGCAATCCAGCAAACATCCACAGTGGCAATGTATCAAGTTGGTAGCGGTGCACAAAACGCAAACATTGTTGTGGCATTGTATCCAGTTGGTGCGTACACAACTGCTACTTTTGTTGCAGCAGCACAAACTGCCAATGCAAGTGGTGGACTAAACATTGGTATTCCAACTGCCAACGTGTTTGCACAAGGAACCTTCATCACTCAAGGTCAATTCTATAACGGCAATATTGCGTAATGTAATCACGACTTTCGTCGTTGATCAACCCCAGATTAAAAACCTGGGGTTTTTCTTTGGCATTAAATACACACTCCATGCTATCCCCTAACCGATGAGATTCTCCTGCACCACTTTGTTTGATATTACTGCCACTGGTGTCACTGGACACTTTAAATCGTCACGAGTGCCGTTTGAGGATCGTGCTGGCAATACCATACAAGATATCACAGACTGGAATAGATCCAGGAATCAACAACGCAACTGGGAAACTGTAAATCAAATCATTGGCATGCGCACACAGGTCGAGTCAACTGTGCCCGAGCGCGAAGGATCCAGTTGGAGTTTTGAATTTGAAACTGAAACTCCCGGAGCATACGGCACTGATGCTGACCCAGTGGCCGTGTTATACAGTGATGCAGACGGTGTGCCCATGCTGACTGATCTTGATAACCGTAGAGAACTGGCATCTGTGGTTGTGACTTCTGGGCCTGGACAAAACATCTGGTTCAGCCCAATCGCGATAAATAATTGAACTGGAAAAACACATGAGCGGAACAACAGAAATTGAAAAAAAGAGCCTGGAAGCACACGTGGAATTGTGCGCCGAAAGATACAATGCACTAGAAGACAAGATGGTGGCCATGGGCACAAATATATCACATCTTTGCGACATGTTGCAAGAAGTCAAAATCACCATAAACAGCCTGCATGAAAAATCCACCGACAGAATGATTGCCTGGGGTGTTGGTATTATAGGTACCTTGATTGGAACCATAGCTTGGCTTGTGGCAACCTACGTTATTAAATGAATACAGAACAGGAATTTGACCGGATTTTCCGCCAGGAATTTCGTGTCTTGATGGACCAGATGATTTTCCAAAACGACAATGGTGCGTACGAAGCATTTGGACGTTATGTCATACGACCAGAATCTGAAGGATATCACGTGTCTTGTGCAGCAACTGATGTGGGTGTGTTTACCAACACTCGCAACGCATTAAGTTGGTGTATAGCCGACAAAAATCAATCATATGCACTGGCACGAGACCTATTTAATCTAGATCAAAAATTAGGATATATCACCAACGACATAGCTGTAAGAGCCGCTGTAGGCGATCGTAGCACCCAACCGCAGTTTCGTGAAGACATTGAAATCAAGCTGGAAGGCAAGATAATACTGAAAAAACAACTGGAACTTCAATTGGCCAAATGTGTCAATCAGGCTAAATATTATCAACAACGAGGATTAGACAATGAAACTGCAAGAACTGGCCGCAAGCCCAACAAAACAAGCCGCTAAGGTATTTGAAAGTTATTTTGGTGGTCGTATACGCCTGGATACCATCAGCCGTCGACAGACTCGCGATTTGCTTGGTCGTGTGCGTGGTCTGGTGCAAGAGCATCGTAAGACTCCAGAATTTCATAAAAGCGAACAAAATCCCACCTATTTAAAATTGATCATGCTTGAACAAGTGTTGACTAAAAAGATGCACGAAGATGCCGCAGGCGGAGCCACTGTGGCAATGGGACAGACAACTGATGGTGGTGCACCAACTGGTAACCCAATACAAGATCAACAGGCCCGCAAAAAAGCCCTGAGTGATCAATTGGCGGCGCTGACCAAACAGATGGAAGCAATGACCAAACAAAAAGCCGCTCTCCAGCAGGCCATGAATAATCCTGCAGCCATGGCCGCTCCGGCAATGGAAAATCGCAAGCACAATCGCTTGTATCGTCGTTTACAAGAAAGTGAAATACAACAGGCACAGGTAGTGTTAGCCGCTCAGGACATGGTTGACCGTGTGCAAAAGATGTTGGAAGATGTGACCAGCATGCAGTTTAAAGATTTGCCTGCGTTGTGTGATCAAGTAAAAAACGAAGTTGGTGTCGAACAGTCTGCACAATTCAACGCTGATGCCAATGCGGCATTGGGTGGTCTGGTACAGAATCTACAGGCCAGCAAACAACAACTAGAACAGGCTCTTGGTGTAGTAACTGGCCAAGGCGGCGCTGTTCCTCCTGCCATGGATGCACTGGGTAGCGCAGGCATGCCAGATGATGGTCAAATGGTTGCTCCAGACCTTGACAATGACACAGCCGATCTCGCAGCTGATCTTGATATTGATGCCAACATGAAAACACCTCCTGCAGCGTTAGGACGTGGTCGTAGATAATGCGTTTCCATGAAATTTGTGAGTCTGTTGATCCCAGCGCACAAAAATTATTGGCCTTGAGTCAGTTTTTAGCCGGTCGGGCCGACGATGAAAATGCTCGAAAAGAAATCAGCACAGATGCCTTCATGCAGGCAGCCCGAAGTCTTGGCATTGAAGTGAATCCACAAAACTTGCCTGAGTACATAGCACAAGATCCGCTCAAAGACATACTTGAACCGTTTGATCCTAACAGTGGCGTGATCAGATTCCGTGGCAATACCGAAGGTGACACTGGCATGCCAGTTGATCAAGCCCGGGCTATTGTGGATAAAAACGCCAAAGCGGCCCTGAACCGCCGCACCTAAATCATTGACTTCGTAGCATAAGTATCATATACTTGTAAAAAGGAGTTGATTATGAAAAAATTACTTGTTGTTCTTGCCGTATTTGCCACCGCAGTACAGGCTGGCCCCTGGCATCACAGCCCGCATCCATATCGAAGTTACTGGGTAGCACCGGCCATTATTGGTGGTGTCATTGGTTACGAATTATCTAGACCACATCACAACCCTCCGTACGTGTATGTGGCACCACAACCAGTTTACATGCAACCAGTGGCACCGCCGTCGGCACCCAATGGATATCATCAAGAGCAAATACTAGATGCTAACTGTAATTGTTATAGACTAGTTCTAGTTCCAAATTAGGAAAACACAAAATGGCATATTCAGATAAAGTATTAGATCATTATAATAATCCTAGGAATGTTGGTTCGTTCCCTAAGGACCAGGATGATGTTGGAACAGGATTAGTGGGTGCACCAGCGTGTGGAGATTTAATCAAATTACAACTAAAGATAGAAGATGGGATCATCACAGATGCAAAGTTTAAAACGTATGGCTGTGGTTCGGCGATCGCGTCGAGTTCGCTTATCACCGAGTGGGTTAAAGGCAAAACTCTGGATGAGGCGGGAGAAATCAAGAACAGTCAGATCGCCCAGGAACTTGCACTACCACCTGTCAAGATCCATTGTAGCATCCTTGCGGAAGACGCTATAAAGGCTGCAATCGCAAACTACAGAGAAAAGCATTGATCCACGTCACACCCAAAGCCGCAGGTAAAATTGCTACCAGTCTTGATCGTAGAGGCCACGGTATTGGCATAAGACTTGGAGTAAGAACTACCGGTTGCTCAGGCTTGGCTTATGTGCTGGAATACGTAGATGGCACAGCAGAATCAGATCTAGT